TTATCGGCAGGAATAGTCGATGATAAAATTTGATATAACCCAGCGGCAAGTTCGTCCGTACCAACACCGAACTCCTTGCTCATCTTTCGAATCGAGGTCACAAAGTTGTCCATGTGTTTTTGAGGATCGTCGAGCATGGTGGCAACCTGCGTCATCTGCTTCTCGAACGACATAAACGTTTTGCCGGCAACGGCCGTGGGAATAGCCATCAACGCTCCGGCTTTCATCATTCCCATGGCAACCGTATCTACCATGCGGCCGAATGCTTTTAGCTTGGCTCCGGCTTTATGCAGACCCTGTGTCATCCGGTCCCGGAGAAGTAGTTCAACGACTGCCTGACCGGCAAGAGATCGAATTGCCATTATCTATACCTCCCCGCCGCAGCGGAAACCTGTTGATAGAACACTCCCTTGAGAGCGTTAGGAAGTTTGCTACGACGAAGCAGTTCCGGTAGGAATGTTTCAAACGTAGTAACAAAAGCCGGTCGCAGGTATGGCCGTGCTTTATACCGCACGTTTTTACGAATCAAGTCTTCAGGTCGCTTAGAGATTTTAAGCCTACCTGATTTGCTCGTTTTCCAGTTGACTAATATTGACTGCCGGCCACCATACTCAAGTAAATGTGCGGCCGTTCCTTTGCCAATTTTCGTCGTTTGAATTATTACGTTGCGTCTGCGAACATCTGTTTTGAACCGCAACGAATTTTTTAAGCCGCCATAATGATTCTTTGGAGGCTTGCCTGGCTTTGCGTAACGCCAGGAATGATATCTCATGCCGTTGTACCAGACTTTTTTACGGTCGATTACACGGCGTTGGTTTTTGCGTCCCAACAAGTTTTTAGCCGTGGTTCTCACGTACGCACCGAACCGGCTTAAAATAATCCGATACTCGCGTTCCACTCGGCGTTCGTACTTCGAGTTGTTAACATGAACCTGTTTGAAACTCGCAAAGAACTCTAGGCCACCGGTAACGCTTTTCGATGCGTCACGGAAAGCTGATCTCATCAACTTGCGTGACGCATCGTTCGGCGTTCTCGGAGATTTAATCTTTGGAAACGGGTTCATTCTGCTCGAAGCTCTTTCGGTCTGGATCGCCTTTTGGAAGCAACGCCTTTAGCCATGTAATGTCACCCTTTTTCTTCGTCACCTTTTTGCGACTGTGCAGCGGATGAAATTCGTGTGGCTGTCTGGCCTTTGCATTCTTTTTGCGATTCATGTTGACATGCAAACACAGTATGTTTGCTGTATGCCACCATTCGGCATCCATCTTTCCGTCTGCCATCCATGACAACTCGCGGAAAGTAAAACGGTCAGGGTTTACTCCGATGTAGCCGGCGACTCGATAGAGTTCAGCCCAGAGATTACGCTTTTCACGCCGTTCTCCCGTAGCTCCTCCATCTGACTCTCCAGCTTCGAATCGATCCTTTCGTCGTCCAGAATCGCGATCATTTCCTGGTGACTGCGATCCATGTGAGTGGTTGCCTTTTCCCACATCTTCTTCATGAATTCCCTCTTTCGAGGGTTCGGGAAAAAATCCACTAGAGCTTCCACTAACGCTCCTACTGCATCATTTAGACAATCACCAGCCAGTGACCGTCCAAATTCCACATCGGAGATATTCGCGGTGTCTAGTTGTTCTTTCAATGCGAGGTAAAGCACATCGATTGCTAGCACAATATCTTCTGCAATTCGCTGAAGAGTTTCATGAACCTTTTCATCGAGAAGGTCAATCTCTAACTCTTTTTTGATTTGCTTGATACTGTACACATCAAGAGTGACAACCCAGTTGCGACCGTTTAGGTCTGAAAAATTAGCCATTTTATTCGCCCCATTAAAAAACTAACTAGCCAGTTACCGAATACCAAGCCGGAGCAGTCGCCGAGTAGGTCGTTTGCACGGTTACGTCGACAGTCATTGCTTCTTCGAGGTTCTCATTAATGCTGAAATCTGAAACAGTGAAATACGATTTCAATCCCTGAACAGTAACACCAGAGGCTGGTGGATCAGAACCATCGAGAATTTTCAGTCGTACATCGGTGTTATTCATAAATGCGTCTTTGATGGCCGTAAAGTCAGCGTCACCGGTGTCATACACCATGCTGAAAGACACGGAGCCTTCCTTCAGGGTCGACACAGTCTGCCGCCAGCCATCGCCGCCTCGGGTAGTCACATCAGCCGTTGCTTTTGTGAGTGACAAAGAAACGTCACGAATGTTATCCATTTCGACGTACGTTGAATCATCGGTCGATGTTTCGCGATACATCTTTGCGTTTAAGCCCAGTACATAAGCCATGAGTGTGGCTCCTATTTAATTTCGAGATATGTGGAAGTAAGAACTGCGACAAACTCATTTCGCTCGGCTAAAGCTTCGAGGTCATATGCGGGGTCGTTTTGAATCCCCTGATAACCGGCCGTGCCGATTGAAATTAAACGCAGTGCATCACGAACTTCTTGAACGAAGTAAAGTTCCGACGAAATATCAGGCGAAGCACTTGGCGTGATCGGAATCCGCACAACGATGTTCAGCGTGTAGATGAACTGTTCTTTGGAGCGACTGACCGTGCTTGCCTGCATCCCGTTGGGAAATACCGAAATCTCGACCCCAGAAAGTTCTTCCCGCTCGAAGTCGGGGAGATAGTTCCGGCTTACCGAAAAAGACTTACTAAATGACTGGCTACTCAAACGAGTAACTACACCATCGGCTAAGGCTGTAAGTGACGATGTTGACATTTAGCTTGTCCACTTGGTATGAACGCGAAGAATCTTTCCATACGGGTCGGAGTATCGGTAGTACCTGCCACCGCCAGGATTCGTCACGGGGTAAGTCCGCTCGACTCCATTGACGGTTTCGGTAATCGTGTCCCCTCGCTCGGGTCGCGTTTCAGCACCGCTTAAATTCAGTTCGGAAGCTGGGAACATGAAGTCCCGGCTTTCAACCGATTCCATGTAGCCATCGCCGCTCGTCTCAACGAATTGAGTGCTGGACGGTACGGCCACTACGGTGATGTTGCTTTCGCCACGAGCGTATTTAATCGTTACGCCCGCAGCGGATTGCAACTGTTTGAAATTCGACTCAAGTGAGTTGGCAATGCTCATTAGCTGATGATTGCCTGATTGTTAGGAATTGAATCCGTGGTTACGATTTCGATTCCGAAACTTTCCGAGGGGTATGGAGCGGGTGACCCGGTCGCATTTGTCGCTGTGCGTGATGCCTGCAATTGATGCAAACTTCTTCTTGAGCAAGCGATTAAATTGGGTCCTCGGCCGGCAGGGAACAGGCTGATAGCTTTCGAGATAAGCTCATCAGTTAAACCCTTTCCACTGTCTTCGGTCAGGTTACAAATACGAGCGGCACTGTAACTTGAGCCGTAGATCAGCCCACAGTAACCAGTGACGGCAGTGTAGTAACTCGGGAACGTACCAGTTGCAGAACCAATGGTTCGTTGAATCACAGTATCGTCGGCGGTGATAACACCGTTGTTACCCCACGCTACCTGTGTATCGTTGAATCCGGTACGGATCAGGTAAACGCTGGAGCCTGTGTCGGCGGTTGTACCACCGGCATTGACCATCATCGAATCAGAAAGTGCATCGATTTCGTCGCCTAGACCGTCAAAGCCGTTTGCGTCAGAAGAGCCGTTGAGTAGCTCACTTTCGATGTTAAACATCATGCTCTGAAGATGATTACGCATCTGCAAAGCGATGAAAGCAGCTTCGCCATTACGGTAGCCGCGAGCCAAAGCGATATCGATATTAAACGATGCATCCGCAATCGCCAAATCGACGCTTACTTGTTCGTAGGTCGCCACGTCATTTTGAGTACCGTCATTAGCGGCTCTGAACCCAGTAACTGGATTCGCCGTTTTGCGCATATACTTGAGCTGCGTACCGTCAACGGAGAAGGCACTGAGTCGTCTCAAAACCGGAGAATCCTCCAGAACATTTGAAACGTCGAAGCTAAGGTCTGAGTCATTAAACTGCAAAACCTTTGCTGAAGTCATATAATCTGGTGTATCAGCCATTTATATGTTCCTTGTTAGATAGGGGGGGTGGGGATGTGTTAGCCATTGAGTTGGGTTTCGATTTTTGCGGCCATGTTGGCAACAAAGTCGGATTCGATACCCTGTTTTTTGAGCTCATTAACTCGCCGTTGATGCTCAGAAATTTCAACAGGCGGCTCGTCTGAGAAGCTCAAAGGAGCATCCTCACCACGATCTGACGTTCTGAGGTTTGCGACCTCTTCACGCAGGCTGTTGTTTTCTTCCTGAAGCAACGCAACTTTGAGTGCAAAACATTCGTTGATCGATTTTCCTTCGATAAACCAAACGGCTCCCTGATCAGCACCAAATAGCTCGATGTAGCGTTTGCCTTCAGCCTGAGATAGCTGGGCATCCGCTGGTTCAGCCTGTTCTTGTTCAGGTGACTCAGCGACCACTTCTTGCTCTTCGACGTGATCTTCGGCTTCTGGTTGCTCGACGGATTCTTCCACAGCCTCTTCGGTAGCAACTACTGCTTCCTCTTCGACTGCGTCTTGAACTTGGTCGTCGCTCATCTGCGTCTCCTTCACTTCGACTAAAAATTCATTGCCCTTGTCGGACAACACTACGGATTCTGTGGAAGAGTCTGCGCCGTATGGCGTAATCGCGACTCCCCTCAGCGGCCAACTGCGAATCACGGTCGCAGGACCAGTAAACTGTCTTTGATTAACGGAGAACTCCGTTCCTTCGCTAATGTTCTCAACGCGGATACCGTCCCCTCCGAAATTGATAGAAGCCTGCCAGGGAATGCCTGCTTTGGCTTTGCGTGCGATATCGCCGGCACGGTCGTCTTCAGAAAAACTGACGAGCTTTCCGCTGGCGACAAGACCTTCCGGGCTTTGCTCGAATTGGTCTAAGTACCCGATGATCTCGCCGGTATCATGATTGAAATCAATTGGTATCTTTGGAGCGACATTCATTCCGCTCATGTCGTGGATGGTTTGTTGACCGAAGTACCAATGTTCAATTGCACCGCTGCTTCGAGCCAGCAAACGAACATCGTATTCGGTAACGGGGCTGTCGGCGTTTTCCGATTCAGTAAAACTGATCTCGCCGGATGTGAAACGCAGGGCTTCTGCGCGTACTTTCTTTTGCGTCATAGTTCTTCCTCGCGATCTACAATTTCGATTGCCTGACGTTGGATTTCTTCACCTGCCTGATCAGCGTCAAGCGGCACGCCGGCAATGTCGACAATGATTCCCGCTTCGGCCATGTACTTTTGCTCGTCGGCGAGTTGGTCAACAACGTCACGGAATTCTTTACCGTGCCGCTCGCGTACTACCATCGAGCGTGTTTTGAGGCCGTTGTTGATGGCCGCGATGTCGGCGTTAATTTCCTGAAGCGGATTCCACCACGGCGTTCCGTCTGCAACCCATTCCCAGTTCAACTGACCAAGTGTCAGGCCACGCGGAAGCTTCAGCGTTCCGTCCGCGATGAACAGCTTCATACGCCAGCCGGTGATGTGATCTAGCAGTTCACTAAGTTGTGCTTGTTTTGCTTTGCATGCTTTTTCGTAATGAATAAAAGCCGAGCGGCTACCGAAGAAGTTTGTGTACCCCTCGTCGTAAAAACTGTAAGGGATATCTAAAGCTTTAAGAGACAGACTTGTCATGGCCTGCGTGAAATGCTGAAACTCCGTGGAGGGTGTTTTGCTTTCAATAATCTCAGCCGAGTCGCCAGGGTCCATGTCCAAAAGAACTGGTCCTTTGCCCATATCCACTTTGTATCCAGCATCATCCGTTTTGGTGTATTCCCCAAAACCACCGGCGGCTTCGCGGGTGACGACTAACCCAAACATCTGGCTAATCTTCATCTTGGCTAGTGCATAATCGAAGTTCTCATACAGGTCGCGCAGTGAATTAATAGCGGGGGCAAGCGGACTGATGCCGCGAACCTGATCGAAGCGTTGGTAATAACCGAGGTGATAGACGTTGTTAAATCCGACTGTGCGTTCAAAGTCGTAGCCGCCCTGACCGTCACGCCTCCAGACAGCGAGCCGTTTCGAGCGTCCGCCGGCGTTGACTCGAATGCCGTGAACCCATTGCTCGTCGTTAACGATTTTTTCTGGGTCACGAACACGGTCGCTTTCGATTGCCTGGAGTTGTCCGTTAGACAATTTGATGAAGAACACGTCTCCGTCGATAGTTCGACGTTCTTCAGCCATGCGTATAAGTTGAGCGAGGTTATGTCGTCCGGACACATCGCAGTTGTACGGCCGCGAAAACCAATCCATCAACGCACGCAGATCGGCATCAAGACCTTTGTCGCCGGTTTTTGGTTCGAAGCTGAAGCGAGATACATAGTCTAGATGCCGACGAATAGCCCAAGCGGCTACTGCAAAGTTTCTTTGCAAATCGCGTGCTGCGTTCGTCAGTCGTTTACGTTTTGTTTTGGTAAGGAGTTGATCGGTGCTTTTAAGCCGGGTGGTCGGCATAAAGCGGCGGTCATTGGTTGCCGCTCCGTCATAATCCAGATTCGTTTTGCGATTGCCGGTTATAAACCGTAAAGCGTCAGCTATCATTGGCATGGTTTAAATCGATTGTTGGAGCGAGGGGCTGCGTACCGTTTGCTCTGGCAACTTCTTTTTGCCACTTTGTCAATTCTTTGAGCATTTGGTTGCGGCTGACCTGTACGGTCGTGCCGTCAATGGTGGTTTGCACAACGCCGGAAGAGCCGGCTAGAATTTCAGCTTGAAGCTTGGCGACCATTTGTTCAGCAAATGTGAGCGTGCTGGAGGTCGCGTCGGTACGAGTGATGTTTGTAGGCATACACTCGTTATTGATTAGTTACGCTTTAAAGCGTTACGCCGGATATATCAGACGGCGTTATATTCGACAGAATATTTTTCAGAGTCTTTTTTAGTGACGATGTCACAGCTTATCTTTAAGCCGCTATGAGAGCCTGCAAAGAACTCTAGTTCAGTCAGCAGTTCTTCTAGAGTTTCAAATTCAATCGTTGTCGTCTGGCCGCTTGGCTCTGTGACGCTCATTTCTAATTTATTCATTGTACCCGCCTTCCCATTCGATTCTGCCGCCTACATTCCGGAGGAGGAGTATCAAAAATGCTACATACCACCCGCAGTATTTAGCTCGGGAGTGACACGTTAGGTCACACGTCCATATTAACCCATAGATTTTTGCACTTCAATTGCTAAATTTAAATCCTGTCGTCGGCGGCTGTAGTGTTCGGTCATACGTTCTGTGAGGTGTCCGACTACGGCTTTTGCACCTTCTTTGGAGTGCTTCAGGCATACCTGCTCCGTGTAGAAGTGACGCAGTTTGTGAGCCGTGAAGCGTTTCACGCCGGCATTCTTGCAAAGTTTAGTGAGTGCGTTGTTGTAGTTTTTGTTCGTAATATGATCATTTAGCAGTGAATCGCTGAGACGCTCGTACTCAGTCTTCCAGTCACGGTCTGCTGGCAGTAGGTCTGTACGCTTAGTGACGGTGTACTCACGGTACTCGCCGGATATTCGCCAGTCCTTTTCACTCCGGTATCGCACACGTTTGCCTTCAATCTTCCAGCCCAGATTACGAAGCCGGCGAAGTGAAGCACGCAGATCGTTAAGTTTCGCAGATAGCTTATCGCTGCGAATGATTCCTTTATCGAGTAGCTTTACGAGCTTGAGTACGTCAGCGTCAACTGGCTCAGACGGCAAATGCATGTTTTCAAATGCCTTGACGACTCGATTGCTAAAGATGTAACCGCTCTCTGTCGCGGGAGCCATGTCTCGGTAGTTCTTAAGAGCGGTGATGGCTCGTTTGCCGATAACGACTGACAAGTCCATGACTTTGTCTGTTTTGTGAACGGGAGGATTGTAAATCCAGACACCATCGGTTTCTTCGCG